CTGGCTCTATGAATGGTGATCCAGTAAAATATGCTAATAGTATTTTATACTTATTTAATGAATTAGCGAGAGATGGGTATTTTAAAGGAGATGTAATATTTACATCAGATGCAGAACCATATAGAGCTACTTTACCTATATCAAGAGCAGAAGCATTAAATTTTTGTGGAGCGCATGGAGGTTCAGAAGGCTTTAAAGATACTGTTATGACATATAAAGATGAATTAAGAAATACTAATGTTATTTGTATTACAGATGGACATATTACAGATAAACCAATTAATCATTCTATGTGGGAAAAACTTAGAATTAAATCTATGGGAGTATATGTAAATCCAGATAAGTCAAGACTTAAAAGTAGTAAAAAATTATTAGCTAAATATTTTCATCATGGATTAGCAGTACCAAATTTAGAAGAAATGTTAAATTTATTAATTAAAATAGGTTTAAAAGGAAAGAAATAATGAGTGATTTATTTTTAATTTATATACCAGTATATTTTTTTGCAATAGCAATGGTTATTTATATTAAAAAGGAGTTTTGGGATGCAAGAAGAAATTAAAACATATAACTATAATCCTATTCAAGAAAAAATTGTAAAAGTTTTACAAAATAAGAACCAGAGCAAAGAAGGATTATTTTTTAGAGTGTTAGCAAGTTATTATTTTAGTAAAATGGCAGCTAATATGAGAACATTTATAGATGTAAAAGATATTTATGGATTAATCCCAGTAAATACATATGCAGTTGTATTAGCTACATCAGGAGCAGGTAAAGGTAAATCAGTAAATATTATTGAGAATGATATTTTAAAAGGATTTAAAGATAAATTCATTAAAGAATTATTACCTACAGTAGTTGAAAAAAATCTTGCTAAGTTAGCAAGTGAGAGAGCATCTATTAGTGGTTTGGATCCAGATGAAGTATATAATAATTTAATGAGAGAGTATAAAGGTACTGGACCATTTTTATTTAACTTTGATGGAGGAACAGCAGCAGCTATTAAACAGTTAAGACATAAATTATTGTTAGCTGGTATAGGTGCTATGAATCTTGAAATGGATGAAGTAGGAGCTAACTTATCAGCAAATATAGATATGCTTAATGTATTTATTGAGTTATATGATGTTGGTAAAGTAAAACCTAAAATCACTAAAAATACTCAAGAAAATAAAAGAAATGAATCAATAGATGGAGTAACACCAGCTAATGTATTATTATTTGGTACTCCAAGTAAGCTTTTAGATAGTGGTAAAACAGAACAAGATTTTTATAGTCTTTTAGATATGGGTTATGCAAGAAGAATGATATTTGCATATATGCCTAAAATATCTAAGGAAAAAGTATCAGCTAAAGATAAATTAGAGATGTTAAGAGATAAATCATCTGGTTTATATGTTGCAACTCTTTATAAACAATTTGAGGATTTAGTAGAAGAGTCAAATACTAATAAAAAATTATTTGTAAATGATACTACATTACTTAAGCTTTTAGATTATCAAACATATTGTGAAGAAAGAGCTGATAAATTAAAAGAACATCAAGAGATGGAAAAAGCTGAATTAATGCATAGATATTTTAGAGCATTAAAATTAGCAGGAGCATATGCTTTTGTTGAAGGTGAAGATGAAGTAAAATTAGAACATTTACAACAAGCTATTAAATTAATAGAAGATAGTGGTAATGCTTTTAGAAATATCTTAAAAAGAGAAAAATCATATGTTAAATTAGCTAAATATATTGCTGAATTAGATGAAGATGTTACTCATGCAGATTTACATGAAGATTTGCCTTTTTATAGAGGTAGTGCGTCAGCTAAAAGAGAAATGTTAGATCTTGCTATTGCATGGGGATATAAACATTCAGTAATTATTAAAAGAAAGTTAATTGATGGTATTGAATTCTTAAGTGGTGAAGCATTACAAGAGTTTAATCCAAATGAAGTTATATTATCATATAGTGATGATATGACATATAATTATACTAATAGATTAGTTGAATGGGATAAATTACCTAAATTATTCGAGCTAGATAATTATCATTGGATTAATCATCACTTAAAAGATGGAGATAAAGGTGAAGGGCATAGACTTACAGCAAATGCTATTCCTGGATTTAATTTAGTAGTACTAGACGTTGATGGAACAGCTAAATTAGAAATGGTAAAAGAATTATTAAAAGACTATTCTTATCATATTTATACTACTAAAAGGCATGATCCAGTAAAAGAGCATAGATTTAGAGTAGTATTACCATTAAGTCATGTAGTTAAATTAGGTGTAGATGAATATAAAGAATTTATGAATAATTTATTTGAATGGTTACCATTTGAAGTTGATAAAGCAAGTAATCAAATTGTTAAAAAATGGTTAACTAATAAAGATTGTGAAATTTATTCTAATGAAGGAAGCACACTTAATGCTATGTGGTTTATACCTAACACTAAGAAAGCTGAAGAAATGACTCATGATAGAGCTTTAATTAGTTCTATGAGTAATTTAGAAGCTTGGTTCTATAGAGAATTTAAAGACGGTAATAGAAATAATGTATTATTTAAGTACGCTAAAGTACTTAAAGACAATGGGTATGATTTAGAAAGTATTAAAAATGCATTATTAGCATTTAATTCTAAAACACCTAACCCATTAGAAGAAAGAGAGATTTATGATACAGTAATTGTATCTATTGCAAGAGAATTTAAATAAGGAGGTTAAATGACATTTCAAGAAATGGAAAAAGAGTATATCTCTTTTCTGGATCGTACATATATGGATGTATTAAATGTTTGTCCAAGTTCAGTTATTAAAAATTTCTTATCTAAAGAAGAATGGGAAGAAAAAGTAATTGAATTTGGTAAAGAAGCATTTAATATTGATATGGAACCAGAGGAAAAAGAAGAATTATATATGTAAGGAGATTTAATGGATAATAGAATAGTATTAGTAATGGGTAAAGCTTCATCAGGTAAAACAGCAAGTTTAAGAAATTTAAAAGATCCTGAAGGAGTTTTATATCTTAATTATGATGGTAAAGGTTTACCTTTTAAGCATAGTTTTAAAGAAGTAAAAGTAGATGATGTTGCAGAAACTTTAAATTATTTAGATGCAGTATCAGAAAGAGAAGATATTCATACAGTAATTATTGATACTATTACATTTATGATGAATATGTATGAAACTCAGTATGTTGTGTATAGTAGTAATACTATGAAAGCATGGGGAGATTATGGGCAATTCTATAAACAAGTATTACATAAATGTAAAGTAAGTGGTAAGAATGTAATTGTATTAGCTCATGAAGATACAGCATTTGTTGAATCTGAAGGTATATTTGATGTTAGAGTACCTATTAAAGGTGCAGTTGCTAAAATCGGTGTAGAAGCTGACTTTGAAGTAATTCTTGCAAGTAAAAAAGTACCTTTAAAGAAATTAGAGTTCTTAAACAAAACACCTTTATTACAGCCAGAGTCAACAGATGAAGTATATGGGTTTAAGTATGTATTTCAAACAATGATTGATAAAGATACTGTAAATGAAAAAATGAGAAGTCCAATGGGATTTTGGAAATACCCAGAAGAAAAGTATATCAATAATGATTTACAATTAGTTATTGATAAATTAAATGAATACTTTGGAGAACCAAAATGAGACAAGTAATTTATATATTAGCTTATTTGGAAGATGGTGAAATAGCTAATATTTTAAATTGGGCAACTGAAGAGGATTTAGACTTTTTAAAACAGCAATTTAGAAAATTAAAAAAAGAAGTAGAAGAGACAGAGCCAGAAGCAATAATTGAAGAAAATCTTATTTCGTGGGTTAATAAATATGGACAAAAATGTGTATATCAAATAGCTAAAGTTATTTGATTACTTTAGGTTTGATAGTACATAGAACCTTAAAAACTATCACATTTAAAAATAATAAATAAAAAAATAAGGAGATTGAACATGGCATTAGATTTTTTAAAAGTAGGAACAGACGTAAAGAAAGAAGAAGCTAAAGATACATTAGGTGGATCATTTGTATGGGATACTGGAGTATATCATGCTAAAATTAC